ATTAATATACCAAACAGACTTCTGTAAGTCTTGTATATTGGCATCTTTGTATTTGTGGCGATGCAAGTATTTAATTGCATTACCCTCAAGATAAGCAGGAAATTTTTTTCCTAATTGTTGTTTAATATAGTCAATACATTCTATGCCACCATTGTTGTAATGTGGTGGATGGTTTACTGGGTCATTCATTTACTTCTCCATATTAAATAAATCAATTACTTTTTTATTAATTTTAATTTTGTTTTCAGAATCATTATTTATATAATCACCTAATAAATCCCATGTAAAATTTGAATATTTTATAAATTCTTCTTTTTCATAATTAGCTCTAAATATTCGCTCTTCATTTTTTATTAAAATACTTTTTCTTATGTCTCTAGCAACTAATACAAAAAATTCAATTTCTTTTTTAGGATATGGCTTCCAATCACCAAGAACATTACTGCCATCTTGTCTTTTAGAAAAATTTCTTTTTCTACATTCAAAAATGTATCTATTTTTATCAGAATTAAATTGTGATGATTTAACCTGAACACCATAATATTTATCTAGATTCTTTACTACAAAATCCTGAATGCTACTTTCAGGAGTTTCTAAAATTTCAAAACCTCTAAAACAAAATTCTGATTTTGCTAACAATTCTGATGCATGAGCATTTGTATAATTACTCATCTATCTCTCCTTATTATTTCATTCCTACATTTCTGTATGACTTTCTTCTTAGCACTTGATGATTCAATGTAATCATTGAGCTCCTGAAGTGTCATACTCTTTAAGTAGTAGTGTTCTGTAGTTGTCTTGCCAGTAGCTCTATCTCTTATCTTGGCACTTTGTTTTAGTTTAATTGGCATATCTGCTCCTCAGTTAGTGTATCTATTCTCATACAATAGTTCTTAAATATATCTATAGGTATCAGGTAAGCATCAATTATCTTTCCATCAATCATGTAGTTCTTACCTTCAGGTATATTATTTTCTAATATACATATCTTTAAATCATTTGACTTAATCCAATATAACTTAGTCTTTGTTAGATATGCCCAATAATCTGCTGTACTTGCATTAATACCTGATTCAATCTTATTACAATAAGTTTCAATGAAAGCATTATCAGTTCTATCAGTATGCTTATCTCTTTTAACTTCTACAGTCTTTTCTATCTCAGGAATCATAATGTCATATTCTATAAAATAACCTTCCATCTTGTATGCCATAGGATGTTTCCTGTTGATAATACTAAGCACAAACTTTTCTCCAGCTTCTCCATAAGGTAAATCTTCTTGATGAAACTTACTCATTTGTTTTTCTTATCCTTCTTCTCCATAGATTCTATTTTTTGCAACATTGAAATAGTGTTTGTCAAATTCTATTCCTATAAATTTTCTATTAGTATTTAAGCAGGCAACACCAGTTGAGCCACTACCCATACAGAAGTCTAAAACTGTTTCATTTTCGTTTGTATAAGTTTTTATTAAATATTCCATTAAGCCTATAGGTTTTTGTGTGGGGTGGTGCTTACCTTCTGATTCAGCAGTTTTATGATATATAACACTTCTTGGTTTTCTTAGACCACTCTTATTTTCAAGACTAATTTTATTATGTTTTGTTAATCCACCCTGTAAAACCTCAGTTCTTAAATTGCCTTTACCCTTGTTATAAGGATTTCCAATTATATGTTGTGGATTGTATTTCATTGGATTTTTACTTCCTTGTGCAGAACCACCATAACTAAAAATACAAATATCTTCATGTGCTTTTAGTGGTTGATAATTTGCATGAACAAAATTACTTGCTTTGCTTTTTTCCCAAATACAACAATATTTAAACATTTTAAGATTAGAATTTATTAATGTTGTCGTAAAAGGTTGGCTTGCTGTCATTACTATAGCAGCATCATTTTTTACAATTCTTTTAACCTGTTTCCACATAGAATCCATGCAAATTACACTATCCCATTTACAACGAGTAGTACCATAAGGCATATCAACCAATACCATATCAATTGAGTTGTTCGGTATTTGCTTCATTTCTACTAAACAATCGCCCTGTATTAAGTTAATACTTTTCACTTTTTCTTACCCTTCTTCTTCTTAAATATTTTATCCCAATTATCATCAATCTTTTTCTTATCTTCAGGTCTACGCTTTGACCCTTTACCACCATGCCAATTAGACATAATCAACTCTCTGTATATTTACTGATTTATCTAATTTACTTAGTAGCTCTTTTGCTCTTATAAAATCATTAGGAATACATCTAAACAATTCTTCAATACTAAATATCATTATGTCTTTTTCATCTTTGTGTATTTTCTCCAATACAGGTTTCTCAGAATCAGTATCACAAACTAATGCTGTTTTATTATCAAAGTTAAAACACTTGGCATTAGGTTGTATTTGTATATAACCACTTTCTTCACATTTAATATTTAATTGCTCATAAGCTCTTAACATCATTTCAACCATTTGTAGTTGTTTTTTAGGTGAATCATTATGTATAGAATCTTTCAACATCTGCTCTGCTCTACAAAACTTAATCTCAAACTGAACACCAACCATCTTAAAGATTCGTTTTCTATTTCCCCACTTAATACGAGTATCAACCTCATAAAGTCTTAATTCTTTTAATTTATCTTTTAAAGATTCATTTAAGTATGTTTTCATATCCTTCCTGATGATTTAGTAGGAAGTAAGGGAAGTATTACATACTTCCTTCCCTTCCTTCCGACCTAATTGTTCATATTTAGCTAAAACTTCCTTCAAAACTTCCTACCAAACTTCCTACCAACTTCCTTCTTAATCATACTTTTCTTCCAAATTTGGTTGTACATTCTTAAATTTAATATGTTGCCATCCAAACTTTTCATGCTGATATACCTGTCCTTTTTCTTTTAATGCTCGTAAATGTTTGCCAATATTATTAGCATCTATATTATCTCCAGCTTTGTTTTTAATAAATCCCTCTAAATCATTTGGCATTAAGAATTGGTCTTGCGGGTTCTGATTATCTTTAATATAAGCTACAGTTTCTAATGCAGTTAATGTTCTATCCTGCATCATGGGTAATTTATCTGATTTCTTAGTTTTAAAATCTACATTTGTTTCTTCTAAGAATCCTGATGTAAGATTTAATCCTTCACCTATAATTTCTACCTCTTTAAATACAAAAGACTTCTCAGACATGCCCTGACCATCTTTATTTAATGTCTGCTCAAAAGATACAAACATTTGTTCTTCTAGGTTATCGCCTACAGCCTTATCTTCTCTGTCTACTTTAAATTCATAATCCAAAGAAGCACCCATAACACTTGAACCTCTACCTCTATCTGAGTTTCCATGACCAGTATGATGAACCAAAAGAACACAACACTTATAGTGAGATACAAGTCCATCTAATTTATTAATAAAATTACCTACATCTTCTGCACTGTTTTCATTACCAACAAAGTTACGCTGGAATGTATCAATGACTATCATTCCAATTTTACCAACCTGATTCTGTAATGCATCTATCTCTTCTTCTAGCATTTTAAAATCATCATTGTCATTAATTCTGATAGCTCTGTCTGATAGGTATAAAGGAACATTCTCTAAGCTATACATTCCCTGTTGCCAAGCTGCCAATCTTCTCTTCGTTCCTCTCTGACCCTCTCCGCACACAAACATGACAGGTGCAGCATAAGCATCATTACCATAGAACTTTTCACCTTTAGCTATAGCAGCAGCCATAGCAATAGCAATAAACGATTTTCCACTCTTTGGCTTACCAAACACACAAGCCAGCGATTCCTTTTCCAGTATTCCTTCTATTAACCAGTCAGGGTTATCTACTTGTTTCATAAGTTCATCAGCTCTAGTAAAAGTAACCATACCTTTTGGCTTCTTCTCTACACAGCTGTTTATATAATCTTCTAAATCTTTGGACTCCTTAAAATCACCTCTTACCAATGCATCATACAAATCATCTTTTTCTTTAAACTCTGCTGGTGGTTGAGCTACCTTAACCTTACAACCATTCTTCTTAAGCATAGATGCAATCTCATTAGCACATTTAAAACCAGCTTCATCATTATCAGGAAATATCCAAACATCTCTACCAAATATAGGACTCCAGTCTGCTTTTTCCCAACTATTGACCCCACCATGCCAAGTACATGAATCATAATCCCAAATGCTCTCACAACCCCTGAGAGCCTTCTCACCCTCATTTATAATGATAGGCTTATCAGGGTACTTATTAGTATGATAAATAGGTAGTAACCCATCAGGTCGCTTCATAGACCAAGTTCCATCATCGTTTAAGCTAAAAGGTGCGTATTTCTGCTTAATAAAATGACCATCAGGAAACCTCATTACCCAAAAGTTTTTTGCATATTGCACCTTAACTATTGCTTCTGAATGAAGTTCCCTCATCTTCTCTTTAGAGAATGACCTAGCATTACTTGTGGCTTTGCTTTTAGGGGGAGTAAAGCCACTTAATAAGGAGTCATTAGAATGTAATGCTAAGTCATAACCAAACTGTTTTAAAACTGTATTGACATCTTGATTCAGATGTTTAATTAAATCTATTATTCCACCACCAGTATCATCTTCGAAGTTATACCAAGTTCCAGTTTCAAGTGATAGAACTAATGAACCCTTGCTACCCCATCTAAATTCCTTAGATGAGGTGCTAGTAGGTTCGCCTAATAATTGCTTTGCAACTTCAGGAGCTATTCTTTGCCAATCAACTGATTGCATTAGAATGGTATATCATCATCTGATAGTTCATTCTGATTAACCATCTCAGCTACTTTATCGCTAAGACCATCATTAGGACTCTTAAATGTGTCCTCTACTGGTGCTTCTTGTTCTAAATACCAACTAGGTATAACAAACTCAGCAGTTCTAGGTGCAAACTTAGCAAAGCTAAATGAAAGCTCTGATG